ATTTGTAGACCGTGTCCCAGCTCTCTCTTTTTTTTGTCAAAAGTCGGCATAGGGGTCAAAATTGAAAAATGAAAATAATGGGTAGGCCAAGAAAACCGACAGTGAAGCTCAAAATACACGGAACTTTCCGTGAGGACAGACGTTTTGTTAACGAGCCGAAGCCCATCGTTGTTATCCCGGATATGCCCAAACATTTAACTGGCGAGGCGAAAAAAGAATGGGAGCGAATAGCACCATTACTTGCTGAGATGAAATGTTTGACATCGTGGGATAGGTCACTTTTGTCGGCTTACTGCTTTGAGTGGGGAGTTTATGTTGAGCTCTGCAAGAAGGTCAAAATCAAAGACCTTGTTGTCACCACGATTAACGGCAACAAAATTCACAATCCATTGCTTTCCGCCCGCAATAAGGCGTTGAGCAATATAAAAGAAATTGCTGCTGAGTTCGGTTTGAGTCCGAGCTCGCGGACCCGATTATCAATCGGTGAAAAACAGCAGGAAGAGAACCCGTTTATGGCCTTATTGAATCGGAAGCGAAATGCTGGCTAAACAAACAATTTGTCCTTCGGAAGTGATAGTCCAGGAATATATGGATGATATTCTGAGTGGAAAAATCCCCGCCTGCACTTATGTTAAGCTGGCCATAAAACGTCATCTTAGTGATCTCGAAACTGCAGAGGCCCGCGGCTTTTATTTTGACACAGAAGCCGCTCAGGAAGTAATCGCTTTTTTCGCCATGATAAAGCACTCCAAAGGTAAGTGGGCCGGCAAACCATTTATTCTCGAACCATGGCAGCAGTTCATTATCTGGGTGGTGTTCGGCTGGAAGCACATTGATGGAACACGCAGATTCACCACGGCTTATCAGGAAATCGCGAGGAAGAACGGGAAGTCTACACAACTCGCGGGCATCGGTCTCTATGGTCTGGGTTTCGATAATGAGAGCGGTGCCGAGATATACTCAGTTGCTACCAAAGAAGAACAGGCCAAGATTACTTTTGGTGAGGGCCAGAATATGGCCCGTAAATCCGGCCGGCTCGGCGGGCTTGCGACCATTCATCAAAAGGCAATCTCAATTGATTCGACCAGCTCCACGTGGAAACCTTTGGGTAGGGATTCAAAAACGCAGGACGGGCTGAATCCGCATATGGTTTTAGTGGATGAATTCCATGCTCACCCAGACAGAAGTATGCTGGATGTGATGGATTCAGCAGTGGGTGCAAGGACGCAGCCACTGCTTTTTATTATTACAACCGCCGGCTTCAATGTTCAAAGTCCCTGCTATATGGAGCGTGATTACGCGACCAAAATTCTCAAAGGTATCGTTGAGGACGATTCATATTTCGCAATTATCTTTACGCTCGACCGGGACGAGACAACGGGTGAACTGCTCGACAACTGGAAGAACCCTAAGGTGTGGATTAAAGCGAATCCTAACCTCGGCATTTCGGTTGAGTTAAAAGACATGGAGCGAATGTGCAAGAAGGCCATCGAGTCACCGGCGTCGCAAAATAATTTCCTCACTAAAAAACTCAATGTCTGGACTACACAGGAAACAAAGTTTTTCAACATGGAGAAATGGGACGAGCTCAAGGCCTTGGTCCCTGAGGAAGAGCTGCTCGGCAAAGAATGTTATATCGGCGTTGATCTAAATTCCAAAATAGATATCGGGTCCATCGTTTGCATATTCCCGCTCGATGACGGCCGGGTGGTTGTGCTGCCGAGGTTCTATTGCCCGCAAGAGGGAGCCGAGGAACGCAGCAAAAAGGACAGAGTGCCTTACCTGGTATGGGCCAAACAGGGCCATCTTATTTTAACGCCAGGCAATCGGACGGATTACGACTTCATCAGGAAGGATATCGCGGATATCTGGTCCAAGTTTAACGTTCAGAAGATGGGCTTTGACCAGTGGAATTTCGAATATCTCTACCAACGGCTCGTCGCGGATGGGATGGATACTGAAAAAGTCATTGAGTATGGCCAGACAATCAAAAACATGAGCGAGCCGACGAAAGAACTGGATGCTTTGGTCGTCTCTGGCAAGCTGGTCCACAACGGGCATCCGGTACTGCGATGGATGGCCAGCAACACGGCGGTTTATACCGACTCGAATGAAAACATAAAGCCGGTAAAAGACAAGTCCTCAGAAAAAATAGACGGCATTGTGGCAACTGTCATAGCACTCGGCTTGTGTTTGGTAGAACCAGAAGCGTTAGACAGGGACGCTAACCTTAGAGAGGTTGGGATATGACAAATATTTTCAAGGTAATTGCCAATATCTATAACGCCATTAAATCAGGTGGAGGCAATCCGCAAAGTCCTCAATACTGGCTGCAAAGATTGTTCGGTAAAAATGTCACCCTTACCGGGATAGAAATTGATGAAGACACTGCTTTGAAATATTCAGCGGTATGGGCGGCGGTGAATATTATTTCGGGAGCCGTGGGATTTTTGCCAGTTATCGCATACAAACGACTGGAAAAAGGCAAGGAACGGCTCGATAAACATCCAGTTGCACGGCTTATACATTCACGGCCTAACCCTTATATGGACGCCTTAACGTTCAAAGAAGTATTACAAGCTCATGCTTTGGCCTTTGGTAATGGATATGCGGAGATAGAAAGGGACGGTGCCGGCCGCCCAATAGCATTATGGCCGCTATTACCAAATAGAACAGAACCTGTCATTGAGAATAAACGCCTCGTTTATAAGGTCTATCAGCCGGATAAAACCGTTATATTGTCCTATGAGAACGTGTTGCACATTAAAGGCCTTGGATTTGACGGCCTCAAAGGTTATTCGGTTATCCAATATGCAGCCGAAAATATCGCATTGGGCATGGCTGCTGAAAAAAATGCCGCGGCATTCTTCGGTAATGATTCAAGCCCTACAGGCATATTAACAACCGACGATCAGCTCAAAAAAGAAACCAAGGAAGTGGTGGAAAAGGACTGGGAGGAAAAACATAGAGGGCTTGATAAACGTTATCGTATAGCAGTCCTCCATAGCGGTCTTAAATGGATGCAGATAGGGATATCTGCAAAGGATTCACAACTCATAGAATCACGCCAATTCAGTATTAATGATATAGCCCGTTGGTTTAATATTCCACCTCACATGTTAGCAGACTTGGAGCGAGCCACATTTAGCAATATTGAACATCAGGGAATAGAATTTGTAACCTGGTGTTTGGCTAAATGGCTTAAGCGATGGGAGCTTGAGTGCAGTTATAAATTATTTTCGACAGCCGAGCAGGATAATTATTTCCTTGAATTTTTGGTGGATGCTTTACTCCGTGGAGATACCCAGAGCCGTTCTCAAAGTTACCGGATAGCTCTTGGCGGTAATAACAACCCAGCATATATGACCGTTAATGAGGTTAGGGAAATAGAAAACTTGTCCGCGGTTGCCGGTGGTGATGAATTATTCAGGCCAAACTACGAAAAAAGTAATGGCAAAAACAATAAATTTTCAGCTTTGCTTAACACGGCATGGCAGAGAATAAAGCATAAAGAAGTCAATGCCGTGAAAAAGGCACTCAAAAAACCTGAGCAACTCATGGAATGGGTCGATGGTTTTTATGCAAAGCATAAAGATTTCATTGTCGCCATTCTAAAACCTATTTACGCAGCAAAACACGGCGGCGATGCCGAGATAATCGCTTCATCTTATATCGAAGAACGTAAAACAGAATTGAAGGAAGCGATTGATATGGGCAGCGTCGAATCTCTCTTACAGGACTGGGAAACGAATAATTTAGGAGTTTTCAATGAATAATTTGAAACTGATTAGGGCGTTGACGCGTAACGCGGACGTGAACTGGTATAGAATGGAAGCCAGCGGTAACGTCGCTGACGTTTATATCTACGATGAAATCAATCCGTGGGGCATTCAAGCTGACCAGTTCGTCAAGGACCTCAATGCCCTGCAGGCCAGCACGATCCGGCTGCATATGAACACGCCAGGTGGAAGCGTTTTCGACGGCATAGCCATATACAACGCCTTAAAACAGCACAAGGCCAAGGTAGAAACCTACATCGAGGGAGTGGCAGCTTCAATCGGGTCCCTCATTGCTCTGGCAGGTGACAAGGTTTATATGGCAGAAAACAGTTTCTTCATGATACACGAGCCGTGGATATTGGCCGTGGGTGATGCTACTGAGTTGCGAAAAACGGCAGATTTACTCGACAAAATGAGTGCCACTTTAATCAACACCTATGTAAACGTCTCGGAGCAAAAAGAAGAGCAGGTCAAGAAATGGTTAAAAGACGAGACGTGGTTCACCGCGAAGGAAGCCAAGGACGCCGGTTTCATCGATGAAATCATCGAAAAGATTGAGGCCAAAGCCAGCCATGATTTGAGCGACTTCAACAATGTCCCCAAGGAACTTTTAACCACGGCGAAACAGGAACCTTCAAACAGCAAATTAGCAAGGGAGTCGATGCGTATGCGGCTCGAACTTGAGAATGTGAATATATAAATCGAACCTCGGAGGCCGATGCCTGTCCAGCGATTTAGGTGCAGTAAACAAAGAAACTTTTTTTAGGAGAATCTAACAATGATAATTAAGGAATTGCTCGAAAAAAGAGCAAAA